TCATCGACATATGCAGCTTTTCGACAGTTTTACAGTTTTTGTGGCTCCGTCCCATTCCACCTTCAAGCCAAGTGCCGAGGCGAGCTCTCGAGCGGGAGCATATGCCGTCCCGGACTCAATCGTTCCGTTCAAAGCAAGCCCATTTACGCTGACCTGCTTCGCCGCTGGATTCCATGCAGGTACCACTCCAACCGCTTCCGCAACCGCTCGAACAGGCAGGAGGGAAACTCCGTTTTGGAGATACCCCTGAGCCGAAAGCCGAACTCCGTTTATTTCAATCGTTACCTTCTGAGGCAGCGTACCTGCAGCGATTGCCCTTTTCAACCCATAAACTTCAGCAAGCCCGGTTACTATCGCTCTTGCACACGCACGCCGGTACGTATCGCTCTTCAACAGCTCAGCTTCTTCCCTATTGGTCATAAACCCGCACTCGGCGAGGATCGCGGTCATGTTTGTTTCCCGCAGCACATGGAAATTCTCTGCTTTGACCCCGCGGTTCTTCCGGCCGGTAGCGAGGACAAGCGCACGCTGAACGGCTTCGGCCAGCTTTACGGCTGCGGGAGGCCGCGATGTGTAGACAAACGTCTCGATGCCGTTTGCGTCGTTCCAATCATTCCCGAAGGCATTTGCGTGAATGGAGACGAATGCATCTGCCCTCCAGGCGTTGGCCTTGTCTGTGCGTTCCTGTAACGGCACGTCCCGGCTGCCGTCGTCAGCGTGGGTAAACAGCGTCTCTACCCCATCGTATTGTTTCAATTCATCACGGACATAACGGGCGACCACGCTGTTGAAGTGGAACTCCCGCATGCTGTCGTCCGGCGTTCGCTTTCCCGGTGTTTCCGGGCCGTGTCCTGCATCTATCGCTATCTTCACGACATATCACCATCCCCATACTTTTCCTTCTCCTGTCTCCGCTTGATGGCTCTGGCCAGCTTGTGTTCGATCTCATCCGAAACGGCATTCATCGCCCACTCCGGTACCCACTTTTCCCAACCAGCTCGAACCACATTGGCCGTCATGCTTTTCCAAATGTGCAAGCCGAATGCCGCAATCAGAAAACCAAAGCCAATCCCCGGTGTTCCGATTACCGTATCGATCAGGTGACCTACTGCCGGCATGAAGAGCAGGAATGCTGTCCGAAAAGCTCCGTTGATTCCGTATTCGGATGCGTAAGAACCATCAATTTTGGAGGCCCTGTATCCCGCTATCCAGTCCATGGCGATCAGAAAGACGTACCATGTCATGATTAACATCCTCACGGGATTTTCTCCGTATAAAAAATGAAAAGCCGAGATACAAGCGGCGCCAGCTGCACCAGATATGATTGAGTCTTTCATGCTTATCATCCCTCCCTTAGGAAAAAAAGTCGGGGAGCCGCAGCTCCCCATAAAAAAACGCCTTCACTCGTAGTTGAGGAATGGCGTCCGCTATTGTTGTTCAACTTGTGCGGCTAAAAGCTCGGCAACCGGAGCTTGATATTCTTCCGGAAGCGTCTCAATCTCGCGGCGTCCGGCTTTGATCAAATAGGCGAATACTTTTACCATGTAAGTCGCAACCATCGTTACATCCCTTCCTTCGTCGTCTTGAGTTCTTCCCGTAATGCTGCCAGTTCCTTTTGCTGCAAAAGTGTCTGCTCGTATAAAGCGGCAATCGCTTCATAAGCATCAGTCAAATCAGGATTCGTCTCGACCTGCTGCCGAAACCGAAGCTCGGCAAGATCCGTTTGCTTAATGTGCTTTCCCATCGGCTTCCTCCCTATTCGTAGCTTACACCAAATCCGTCAATTTCAACGGGACTGAATGAGCCGTTCGCTTCGATGGTAACCTTGATGTTCAGCCCCCACTGTATAGCCGTCTTGGCCTTGTTGACAAAGTCATAATACGAGCCTTTGAGGAAATAGGACGTGATATCTTCCCATTGCGGGAGAGCATCCATTCCATTGTTGGTCGCTTCGACCTTGAGTTTCGCCGGTGTCTCTGTCGTCACTGCCTCAAAGTAGTCAAGTGAAATAACGGTTCCGGACGATTCTTTATTTTTCTCCATAAGGGCCTGAATTTTGATGTTGTGCGTGCCATACGGAAGGTCCAGTTTTTCGTATAACGTTCCGTATTCCGGATCGATGCTGGCTGTGTACAAATCAACATCTCTTACTGGAATGCCGTTGATATAAACTCTGGCAATCCCGCAATTGCCATGCTTCGCCCCAACCCACCTGATGCCATTTCCGGTAAATGTAAACTCAACCGTCCCCGCAGCTGTGACACCGGTGTGACGTCCGCCAATGTCGTAGCCAGGAAGAGGCGAATCCTCCCAAACTCCCGTGTAGCTCAGCCGAACGTCATTCTGTTGTATGCGTTCTACGATCGAAGAGGTCAAAGGAACGGTACGCACAGCGTTGAGCACCAAACGCTTGACAACATCACTGGTTACAATTGGCTTCTTTAACTCGAATTGAAGCCTGTCCCCAATCCGGACAGTACTGGGGGTGTTAATCGTAGCCTCTCCACTGCGATACGGAAATTTCAAGGCCAGATTTTCCCCTGTCCATCCCGGATCTTTCCCGATTTGCTTGTATTCCTCCTCGGGAACCTCATAAACGCGTATTCCATCAAAGAATGCGTACTGCCCACCGATGCCTTCAACCATCAATTCCAGATCAACCGTGGTGTCGTAAGCAGGTTTTGCTTTAAACCACTCGAACTTGTAATGGACCTGGTCCGTAACACCAGCCGACTCCCCGACGCCATACATTTTCAGGCATGCCTTTTTGGCATTGCCGTTTTTCACGTAGCCTCCGACAAAATAACAGCTTCCGCCGCGAAGCGACACTCGTTTGTAAATGGACCCGGATGACTTTCCTGCAGCTATGGAAACCTTCATGCTGTTGATGCCGACGACTTTGCCGTTTGCATCCAGAAGATGCGATGCATCCTTGACGCCCCAATCAGTCGTATTCGGCATGCTGCCTGAAGTCCCTAATTCATTTTTGAGCTTGCGTTGGTTCGACCAGTCCCCCATCGTACCTGTGGTAGCATCGATCCCCGCTACTCGCCAGTAGTACTTTTTGCCTTCGACAAGATCGTGTTGCGGCGTAAAGCGAACGGTGGTATAAGTTGCTGGTGAAACAATATCGACAGTAATTTGATCAACCCAAAACTCAGTATTGGCCGTATTGGCTCCGCTCGTATATGCCCGTACATACAGGACGTCGCAATCCTGTGGAACTGTCACTTCATCCATATACGTTTCATACTTGGTCGTAGCCCCACTGAGAACGATCCCGTTGGTGTTCATCACAATCGTCGAATCCTTCTTTACGCCGAGAAGATCAATGTGGATTTGGGCACCAGAGTGTAAACGAATGGCGAAAACCGTTGCCTGCAATTTCAGTCTATCTCCCGGTTTCCATCCCTTCAATTCCTGCAAAACGCCAAGAGGAGCAGTACCACTATTGTTAATGACCCGCAGTGCATTATTTCCGGTCTTTGGTGTTGCGGCCATGTCGACGTAGTCATTGACTCCCTTCGTTCCCTGCAAGCGCCAAAATGCACTCGGAACATTTCCGCGATCCCCCGCGAATGAAGAGTCCACTACCAGTTGTTTTCGATAGCGGACACCCTCCGCTGGGAAAGCTGTCCATGACTCACCGTCGTACACCTCCCAGCCAGTCCGATCAACCGATGTGTCGAATAACAGCGTTCCTACCGTAAAAGCTGCATCCTCAGCGATTTGCAGTTGATAGTGCTGCTTGTCTCCTTCGCGGTCATTGTTGATCGCCATTTCAAAAACAGGGCGTTTTCCCTCTCGTACATTTTCCGTCGGTCCTGTAATCATGGGCGGTTTCGGAGGTATGTTTGTGATCAGGAAGTTTTCTGCTGACATGTCACTCCACATGACGGTGGAGTCGCTGCCGTTCATATACCATCCGTACACTTTGCCCGGCTCAAGGATGCCTTCGGGAACATCATAGCGGTTTGCTGTCCCCATAATTTCCCCTGAGTCATGAACGACCCCATTGGTTGCAACATCGCGAATATAGATGCGGAAAGAGCGCTGCCCGTGCCCCTCAGGATCACTGTACGTCCATTCGAGCCGCGGCGTTTCGTTTGTTCCGTATGGGAAGGTCCTTGTACCAATAGGAGACTTTGGCGTAAATACCGGTTTTTTCGTCGTCCGGAAATATTGATAGTTGGTGAAAGGACCGACGGCACCATAACGGTCCCATGTCCTCACACGCCATGCATACAGTTTGTCTGGAGACAGTTTGCCCGTCGGTACGATTACGCTTTGGGCTCCGCCTGCGACCTTTCCGCTGTTCCACACCGCGATGCCCGTATTGGTCCCATCCATCAGGTTTATCTCGTACGCCGATTGGGAATCGCCTGTCCCGTCAGGATCGCTGAATACCCAGCTAAGCGTTGGCGTGAGGGTTGATTGGACGGAAGGCGAAGCAGATGTGCCGGCTGGAGTCATGCCCGTTGAGCCGTTTGGCGATCGATTTAGTTTGAAAAAGTAATAGTTTGACCAGTCGCTCGATGCCCCGTAACGGTCATAGGTCCGTACACGGTATTTGTATAAAATGTTGTACGAGAGATTATCGGCTGATAAAACGTTGTAATACTGATAACCTGATGATTGGTACTTTGAAACAACGACCGCGTTGGTCGAAGAATTCACAATTTCAATATCAAAGGCAGACTGATAATCTCCTGTATTGCCATCACTGAACGTCCATGCCAGTTTTGGCAACAGCGTATTTGACACGACGGCAGGGGAGGAAGCGGATGTTGAGGCACTCGTTCCGTTTACGGTAAAGCCGGACGATGGTCTGTTTGGGTTAACATTTAGGCTGATCGTAAACAGCTTTTTTGTGCTTGGCGATGTTGACATCGTGTCTTTTGTAGCGGTAGCAACCCCTCCCGCCGAGGTCGATTCTGCCAAAGAAGGTACAGCAAATGCGGTTAAAGGAGTTGTGGTAACGGAACAATTGGTATAAATATCAAACGCCTTTGCGTCAAGGTTGATATCATAGACTTTTTCATGCCAAAAGGTACTGCCAGAATACGCTTGCGAATAGAGATAAATGACGATTCTCCGGGTGTTTGCCCGCACGGCAAGCTTACTGTACGAATCGCCGCTATGGGGCTCTGTAAAAATAATCGCCCGAGGTACATAATCGTAGTATCCGTTTGTGCGTTTAGGCACCGAAATGCCGGTACCGCCGTCACTGACGGCGGTTCCAATATTTCTTGTGCTTCTTGAGGAGTAGCCCCCGTTTACTACCACAGCTCTCGAACCGTCACCTTGCAAATCAATTACTTGGCCATTCGCCCAGCCGGTATACGTAGATTTCCAGACAGTTTCAGAAGTAATGTTGTGGACATTCTCCAAGAAGTTAATGGAATCGTAATCCCAATGAAAGTCCTTATACTTTACATTTCCAAGCTGAAATTCGACGGGGGAAATAAAATATTTGCATGCACTATCATTCAAACTTGCATTGTCATACAACAGAGGAACTGTAGTTGCTGCGTCAAAGTATTGCCTAAGGGTTCCATTCGCATAATTATGCGAACTCTCTGTATACTCCGCTTGCAAGAAGCCTACTGCTAAAGTCGGCATATCCCTTACTCTCCTTTCCTGACTATTTCAGCACCACTCTTTTTGCCGTTGAATCAAACACCCCGCTCCACAGCCTGATATCGCTGATTTCACGAAAGGTTTCGATGTATATATTCGCATTCACATTGTTCAGAGTGGCTCCCTTGAGGGTCTCCAGCTCGATGGCCAGGTCGACGATATTGCGTTCATCGTGCACAGCTCGTGTATTCAAGCTGAAAATATTTGCTTGGACATTGGCAAATTCCGAATCGATTAAGTCAAAGTTTCTGTTGATTTTGCCAGCCCCCGACATCAGGCTATCGGGAGCGGCTGGGTCAAGAGAAATTCGTCCATTGGTTACCGGCATGTACACATCCTCCTTATGATGTATGAACCATCAGATTTCGCGCTTTGGGCGTCACGACCGGCACGGTCGAGCCTTGTTTGATCCGTACGCGAAGCTTGGTGGAAGAGGCAACCGTTTTTTCAAACTTCAATTGCGTAAAATCGGCGTCAATCGGTGTCTGTGCAACTGCGCTGCCCATACTCGTCCATGTTTTGCCGGCATCCAGGGAATATTCGACTGTCTGACTCGTACCGCTTGGCGTACTCAGTTCGACATAAACGGTAATTCTCGTAAACGGTGCACTCGTAGTAATCTCCCGGCTTACATACATTCCTTCCGGCTTGTATCCAAGAGCGATAGCGCCGACATTCTGTTGAACGACTGGAGAAGAGCCCTTTGATTTCAATAGAGCCCGGACGTGAATCATGTCAGTCGGTTGCCCAAGCTTGGTGACATCGATCTCGTCCAGCGCGTACCACGACATCTCATCAGTTGAGTATTGCCATTGCAGTTCAGCCTTTTGCGGAACGAGCTGGCTGCTGGCAAGCACGAGCTGAGTAGCCTGGGATACTTCCATCGGACGGAACCGCAAAATGCCGTCACTGGTAAACTTCGCGCCATACAGCCGAAATTTCAAATCCATATCCTGGTGGGCTGTCCACGCCGAACCATTGGACGAGGAAAACAGCAATCCAACATCATATGGCTGACGTGCTACTGGTTTCTGTGTTATGAGGTCTTTTGCTCCCATTCGGGCGACAAAAGCTCTGTACTGCGAGGAAGGGGTCAGCAGGACGATGGCATATTCCGTGTTAGCTTGCAGCAGGACGGGGTCGGGGAAGGTTACCTTCGTTGCCGTGGTGCCGTTGTTGGAGATGTTCACCTGATCGGGATTCAACGCGACGGATGTCAGAACAGTCATGGACGGATAACCGTTTACGACTGTTCGCAGCTGCACCGTCAGATCGGCTGCCGGATCCTTTGTTGCCAAAAACAGGTCCACAGCAGTGATATATCGCTCCTCCGTCAGGATAAACGTCTGCGCCAGCGGGTCCGTCAAACGCCAGGATGGTATCTGCCAAAATGTCTGTTCAATGACCTGTTTGCGGCCTATTCCGACATAGGATGCCTTTGCTTCGTTTTGCTTGGTAAACATGTTCTACACCTCGTTCCATAGATAGACTTCACGTGTTCCCGTACGGACATTAGGAGGAATCATGAACTTGCATGTGAACCGGCCATTCTTGTCCGCCCGGATAGTATTTGGCAACGTCCCTGCCAATGTTCCGTTCAACGGAACCAAGTGGACCGGGATTCCGTCAAATGTCCCTTTGATATTGTCGCTGAACGGCTCAAAGCCCTCGCCAGATACCGTAATCTCTCGCTGCCTGATGTATGGCACGTTCTCGTCCAAAATCATTTTTGTTTCCGTTCGTGTCGTTCCGGTAGTCCGCCAGTCGGCCCACCATCCCCACACCTTCTTGGTTACGATAGATTCTTCGACCCATGTATCGTGAGAGGGGGTCAGACGGATCGTCGCCAAATTTCCAAACACCTGGTAAGGGTTCACGTTCATGGCCTCGGTCGCATACGTCTGATCGATCAGCACTTCCTCCTTGTAAGGCAGTGTCACCAGCCTTTCATGGAATCGAACCGTAGATGCCTGCTGCTCGACTTGCAGTTCAACAAACGTCTGCTCAAGCGGCAACTGCACCACCTTCTCCCTCGGATTCAACATGGCATCAAAAAGGGGGTGCGTCACATCCGCCCGTTCAAAGTTTGTAAAGTTATCAGTGAAAATTCCTTTTTTCAGGAGAGTGGGGTCGGAAATCTGGGCTTGTCTGTCCAAGTCGGCGATGGCTTGGTTGTACTCCGCCCGCTCCAGACGATCCAATAACGATCGGAGCTCCAACATGGTTAACCGTTTCGGCTTCCGGTTGGTCACTACGACCGCATTGGAGTTGGGAGGCAGATATATTTCTCCCAGCTCCAGGACATCAGGGGGCGACGATGGCGGATAAGGAGAGATGTCTGACTGACCGTGAATTACCTTCACTTCGCCCTCAAATGTTAGATAGTAAACGTCCTTGCGAGCCAAGTAAAACTCATACGTCGTCTGGAATGTCGTCCCTACGACCGGTTTGTCTCCGCTTAGCCATTTGATGCCGTCGTTCTCCAATTCCACATCGGTTCCTTCGACCATTACTTTCGTATACCGATACGTAACCGTGTAGGAGGTGCCTCCGGCTGGTTCGGCGCCAGCCAGGGACCAGTCCACTGTATCTCCGGAGAGTTGAAAGTCAACGCTCTTCTTGTACTCGGTGCTTCCCGCCCTCACGGAAACGATGTCGACGACAGGCGTTTTCGGCAACATATCGGAAGTGCCCGCCACGTTGCCGCGTGTGATCGTATCGGTTCGCTCAACTGTCGCAGTCACCTGGCGAATAGCCTTCACCGGCTTGGTATTAAGCGGATAATAGCTTGTTCCAGCGAGGTACGTCTTCGTTTCATTGACCACCATTCTCGTATCCAACGCCTTCGGTATGGATACTCGAATCGGAACGAGCTTGTCAATCTGATAGCCGAGAACATATGCCCGTCCGGCATCGACCACCAGCGTCACATTTTCAGCATCCTTCGGCTCGATATAACCATCCATGCCGGATACCAAAAAGGAACCGTTCGTATCATAGGTACGGCGTGCAAAGACCGGTGTAAAGCCTTCTAACTCCGGCGGAAGTTTCGCTGTCACCAACTCCCCGTCCACCAGTCGAAACATCGGCGTCGCCGCTTCATCGTTTAGTGTCCACGCCGGTTCAATGATAGTTCGCTGTCCACCGGGCATTCCGTAATTGGAAAACCCAACCGCTGGATCGTACAGGGTTGGGTCATCTTCGTAAGTGAGGCTTCGTGTTTCGACTCGAAGGCCGATGCTCTCCTCTCCCGCCCCGCTGATGGTCAGCGTTGTTTCCGGCAGATCATGGATGATGCCGTCCAAATACACGCGGGCGGGAGAGATGCGCAAAAGTGTTTTGTCTGCACTGATATAAAGTTGACCGCCGTCGATAATATGGCCGGCACCAAAAATCACATCGCCAATCTGCTTGTCCCTGAACAGCGACATAGCCTGCAGTTCATTCAGTTCGGCGGTTTGAATCCGTCTGCCACCGACAAAATCGATAGACTTCCATCGTTTCGAAGGATCAAAGCGATTATAAACCTGTTTCATGATAAACCTCCTTTACAGCTCCAGAATGTACTCGATGCTTTCCCGGTTTGTCGCTTCTCGCTCAACAGGCGATTGATTGGTAACCGTTAACAAAAAGCCCAAGTCAACGATTTCATCCATGGTTGCAACCTGTTTGTTTACCGGCAATCCTTGAGCGAGGACTGTCCCTGCATACACCCCTGTTTGACGGTATGTGCAAAGCGGAAACTCGTCGTATCGAAGCCACGCCTGAATATAAACCCACCGGCAATCGGTGGCCCGCGCTTCCTCCTCGTCGATGATTCGCCATTTCTGCCCGACCTGTTCGATTGTCCCGTTTGTGTCGTCGGGCAAGACGAATCTCACCTGGTCGGCTCGTTTGAGAGCCACAATTTCGGAGATCGTTTGACCGTACTGCACATCTGGAACAATCTCGGGCGAATGGCTGTCCCAAGGCGAAGTTCTTCCTACCGCTATAAAGACTTGACCGTTTCTGACCAGGTTAAAGGCCTGGAACGTTTTCATCCCTTTTACATCGCTTGTTTTCGTAGCTATGGGAAACACCCCCTAAGTCGTTATCGATACATTGCTTTTTTGTATCCGTAATGTTTGAGTCAAATAGGTCGCCTGTTCAAGAAACGTGATATTTGGCGACCACCAGCTTTTCCGGTCGCACCCGGCAGTATGGAGGGCGTACTGTTCGACGTGATGACTCGACTGCTTTTCATTGCCGCTCAAGTCATCGTCGGTCCTGTCTGGCATCGTAACGGCGGTGTACAGGTTCATGCCTGCCCGAGAAGTTCCACGTTGATACTCTACGTGATGGGACAATGAAACGGAAAACAGGTAACGAAATCCGGCCAGACCCATCAGTGCGACAAGACCACGGGCAATAGCCAGTGTTTCCGGTGTCGTATAGATAACAGACGACAACGGAGAAAACTCCCAACCGTCTGCAAGCACTCCCGATTCCGACAGTTCTACCCCCGCCTCCGGCATCAGCCTATACGATTCCTGCAAGCCGAAGCCTTGCGTCTTGAGTGTCTCGACGCTCATCGTTCCGTTTGACCGCAGCTTGGCAAGCAACTCTTCATCGTCTTTGGCGTCTAATTCTTTTCTCCATAACTCACGTGACGCATCTGATTGCAGATGGACAAAAAACGCCTTCCACAGTTCGCCGTCAACGTCCGGAAGCTCTTTTCCCGCTGCATCCATGATTGCCCGGATATGACGACTCTTTCGGTAGTATCCGGGCAAATAGACCATTAATTTGTCACCTGGTGTGCTCATTCGATCGTCACCACCGGATCTATTTGAGCATCAGGGAAAAGAATCACGTTTTCGGTCGGCGTGACCATGGATGCGTCCGCTGCTCCTGCGTTGATAACTGCCGACAAAATTCTGGCTGCGTAAAGTGTTCCGCCTACGCCGATTGTTCGGGTATAATCCAAAATCGCTTGTTTCGCTTTCTCGGCTTCAATCCCAATCGCCTGAACAATGATCGGTACCGTTTGCATGCGAACGCGGCGTACAACTGCATCCACTCCGCTTGGCTTGCGCCGATTGATCTCTTCCTGCACTCGCTCCACCAGATCGGGGATTGTGCCGCCCACGACGACGTCCACTGTGCCAATACCTCTTGCCATGTCTATTGCCTTGGCGTAAGTCGTACCCGTCACTTTGAGGGCCCACCGAACATAATCAGCTTCCGCTCCGCCACGCTCCGGGTTTCTCTTCTGCTGAAGGATCCGCTCACGCAAAGATTCGTCCGATTCTCCCGGCGCCCGCTTTAGACCATGATCTTCCGCAATCTGGTCCAGATACTCTCCTTTGGCAGTTACGGCAAAGGCTTGTTCCAATATCTCCCGGAACTTTTCCTGTTGAATGAACAATTCAAGGGCAATGGGGGCCAGTGCATCGTAAATGATCGATCCTTCGCTTTTATCCAGATCATCCGGGGCTGCTTGCAGCAAGCGATACAAGATTTCTTCAAAAGATTCCGACTCGATTCCCTTTACTGCTTTTACTGTTTCAGACATCGATCACCATCTCCACCGTTCCGTCTTCCACAATCAATAAAAAAAAGATTTGTAACGTATTGCCGCTCCACCGGAATGAAAACTTCTCGCACCGCTCTACCCCAAACAGATACTCAACTGCCTCCCGGACCAACCGTTTGGCTTCCGCCTGCTTCCATTCCCTTGTGCCATCGCCGCGGATTAGCGTTTTTAGCTCATTGCCGTAGTCCGATGAGTAGATCGGGAAGGTGTAGCGGTCAGTCATGAGCGCTTTTTTTACGTTTTGTATCAACGCGGCCTCCCCCTCAATAATGGAAGGCTTCCCTCCTGGACGGAGCACAAAATCTCCTGCATCAAAGTCAAACGCATATGTTCGCAATACAGGGACAATCGGCTTTTTTCCTTCTGTTCCCGGGTTTTCTACCCGGGTCATTTCCGGGAATATACTCATAACCCCACCACCCGGTCCATAATGTAGTAAGCTGAATTGACGGAAAGAACGAGGACCTTATCATCCGGCTTCAGAACGTCCTCAAACTGCATCTCTACATAGCTGTGCTTGTACGATGTGAAAGGGGCAGCCAGATCGTCCGTATCCAAAAAGTCCTCCCGTTTCGCATCTCCCAGGTCTCGCTTGGCCATCTCTTGATGGCTGATGGTCACAATGCGTTTGTGGCGTGTCAAATGTTCCGCCACCGTGAGGAATTCCTTCCCGAGTGGAACAGACATGCCGTCAATCAAGATTTTCAAATCGGGTGGAGGTGTTAATACCGTAGCCAGTTCGATCCTGATCTCTTTCGGAGCTGTTTTGAATGTTTTGCTTCCTTGGTCTTGACCAAGATTCGATAAGGCATACGCCAGCTTTTGGAATCCATTCACCTGCCGCTCACCTCCATCTGCAAATCCAATTTCATTTCATGATAGCCAGGCCGGATCGTATGGCTGTCGCCAAAAACAGTGAAGATCCCGGAAAGCTTGGTCAGCTCCTCGTATATCTCGATCCGCGTACCCGCGATAACATCATCGATCCCGAGCGCTGTCACGGAAGCCTGCTCCTTCACGCGGCTCAGATTCTCCAGCTCTTGTTTGGCTATCGAGATTTTGTTGTCGCGATCTTCGTCTTGTAATTCGATTACTTTTACGAGGTGACCATACCGCTTGGCTTTGGCGGAGTTTACTTCATCGTGAAGAACAGAAACGTATTCACTGTCACTTCCGATGACTCTCACGACCGTTCTCATTTCTGCTATCGATCGTTTCCGTTCTGCGCTTAGCAGGTTGCTGCCTTGCTGCAATGTCCATTGCTTGGTTTGGCCGCGCTGTGTACCCACAAATGCTTTTCCCTGATCAATCCAGCACCAGTAGCGGATTCCCGATGAACGGTACACCTGATTCAAAATGTCCGTTACCGCATCCCATACGCTTTTTCCGCGAATCGTTTGCTTTTCGACCGGAGGCATCTTGCCGATCCCTCCCACCGGTATCCCGCGCTGCTCAAAAATACGAAGGAGAAGCTGATCGGCTGGTTCTCCTGTGGTCACGACAACGACATCGTTGTTTAACAAGTAGAAACCGAAGTCATAGGCAACCGGATTCAGATCGCCCTTGGACGTGATCCCCAAATCAACAACCATACCCGTAAACAGAGTGCGTGGCGAACCTGATACGTACGATATCAATTCCATTAGGTCGCCTTCTTCGATAGCTGCGTCTGGCCAAAACCGGTCTCGTCCGTTATTTGTTTTGACCGCGAGCGTTCTTTTTGCCTCCTGACGGCTTCCAGACCAAGTTGCTTCCGTAAAAGGGAGTCGAACCGCCTGTTGGCCAGGCTTTTGAAATCGGATTTCATAATGGTACCTGGGCAGCATCCGGATCTACTCCTTTCCCTTTGACTTCGATCTTGAGAGATATTTTTCAACGAGAGTTTGCTTCTCATCACTCGTTTTTTTTGTAGAGGAAACTTTGGCTTTTTTCGTATCCGGGCGTTTGCCTTTCCCTGTCGTTTGGAAAGGGATATTCACGGAGCGGCTCTCCAGCGTAACGAACCGATACTCTTTCAGCGTTAAGCTGAATTCAATATCAAAGCCATTCCACTCGTAACTGAAATCTCGGATGGTGACAGGGACATTGATGTCGCTCCCGGTCACCGTAAAACGAATCGGGTATCCGGTGTTCTTCCAGCGCTTGATGGTCGACACGAACTCTTCTGGCGAGGGGAAGCCGTCGTAGTCACAAAATCCCGGATCGTATTGATCAGGCCAGATTGTCGAGAATGAATACTCCTCCAATTTTGGCTCACCAATGATCGTGGCTTCTCCAATAGCTACAAGGTCGATATCTGTAAAACCGTGTCCGGTCTTTACCGATATAGTCGCCGGAATGACGGGCAGCCGAAGCTTTTCCGTGTTGTTGTTCCAAGCGAGCCAAAACTCAAGATGCTTGGTTTTCATCTCACCTACCTCCAATGAAAAAGACGCCCCTCGCATGAAGAGCGTCTTTTGGTATTTACTTGTATTTTACTGCGGTGCCGTAGCCAGTGTGCAAAGCCCCACTGAGACTGTACCTAAAACAAATTACAGCATCTGCGCCTTGCTCTTTAGCCTTTTCCCCGACTAAATCAATGATAAAATTAAAGTCATTCGTAACTTTGGGGGATGTTACCATAACGGTCCCTAATGGTTCATAGTCCCTGTTTAATCGATCAGAGGTTATCACTAAGATACGTGACTCATTATTTGTTTCTTTCTTTCCGCCAAATATACCCATACACAATACCCTCCTTAGTGGAAAATATTCTATACAGGAAAAATTTTACCTGCCATCCATTCTCCTAGCATTCTTCGTTCAACACTAGCCGAGATTAATTTCCATACCGTGTAACTTCCTCAGTACGGATTGAGAGGCAAACAGCTATTTTTCCATTTAATGGGTAAGCCCCTCAATTACTTTTTCTCAAAAAAGTAATCTTCAATACTTTTAGTCCCAGCCGCTGCAGTCCCAAGTTCGGTATTTCCAAACCTCGCCGTAGCAATTAGGGTACCGAATCCTTTCCCATTCGGGTTCTTATCCGGCTCGTGAATAAACAGCCAAACTGCTTCGTCCGTTTGATATTTATTCCGGATGTCCAGAACAATCTTTCTTAGATCTGATTCTTCCGACGCACTCGTTGTTATACGCAAGTGCCTCTGCGATTTATCGCTTTGTTCGTCTGCGATCGAATATGGAGGGACGTCCTCCACTTCATAGGCTTGAGGCTTTACCGTCTCTTTACTGTTTACATCTATGTTCGCCCCTACGATTGCCAAAACCAATGAAACCACTGCGTACATCAACATCCGCTTGGCACTCCCCGTTTTTCTCACCATGTTTATGACCGCCATAGTTATCAAAACAAGAAAAGCCAAAATACAAAAAATCGCCAGCGCCTTCCACATAGAAGAGGCCCCCTTAGTTTTAAAAATGGTTATATTCGTTATAATAACCATTTTTCTGAAGGAGGTCTATTTACTCAAGAGCAACGGTGCCGGTTCCTGATAAAACATGATGTAATCTCTCAGCTATGGTTTCGGCCATTTGTTCAGCCAACTGATACAGATCCTCTTTATCGTTCATGTTTTTGGCCTGCAACGACACTTGAATGGTTGGTCGGAAATCAACATACGTTGGACTTGGGCCAGATTGACTCCCTTTGCCTTGCGAAATTTCGCTGTTAGCCAAAGAAGGTGTGTAGCTGGGCACTTGACTAAAGCTGCTTTCCATCGCATTTACCAAAGAATCATCTGCTGCATGTATTCCTATCGCCATCGTCTCGGGAATCGCCATACCGCTTTCAGTCAAACGCGAGAACGGCCCCAGTTCTGCATCTGAGTGAGGGAGAAATTGATCTGCCCATTGAAATGCACTTTGGAGAGCCTCTGCAATCTTGTTTTTGACCGACAAAATTCCGCTTACGATCGTGGTAATTATTTTTTGCCCGCTCTCAAACAAACCGCTGATCCATCCGCCAAACCACCCGTCTATCGTCGTGAAAGCATTGAAGAAGGTGGTCTTAATCGTTTCCCAGGCACCGGACCAATCCCCTGTCAAGAACTGTATAAACCCTGTGAAAATTCCCTTCCAAAATTCAATTAACATGGTGAAGTATGCAGATAAGCCTTCCCAAATGGCTAAACCTACGCTTTTGATCAATTCCCATGCTGCTACTAGATAAGTGCTAACCATTTCCCAGTTATCGTATAACCACCATCCTGCCGCTATCAGCGCGATAACAGCCGCGATAACCAAGAGAATAGGCCACAATGCAGTCAACGAAGCTAACCCAAAGCCGCTCATAACCCCTGTCATTGCTGTAAAACCCTGTGTCAGTGGTATCCAAATCGTCGCCAAGAACATCAACGGACCAGCAAGCAATGCCAAGGCAGCAACAAGCATCAGAAAAGACACCGCCACTTTTGTAATGAACGGGTGCTCTTTTGTAAAAGCCCCGATACCATTGGCCAGCTCTGTTATTACTCCAACAATGGGCTTTACAATATCCAGCACGGTAGCACCGATTGGTTGGAAAGCAAGCTTCATCTCATTTGCCATGGCTCGCCATTCGTCCTTTACCTTGTCTGTGATTTCTGCCGTTTTGCCCGCAAAATCCTCCAGTGGACCTGCATTCAGCATTGCAAGAGTAGCATCGCGTCCCAGATCCGCATACGATCCTTTAAAAATGGCTGACATGACGTTGTCTTGTGCAGCTTGATCCTCCAGCGACATAATCCCTTTTGTAATAGCCGCGATGGCTGATTCAGCTTCTTTCCCTCCGGATTTGATTTGATCCAGCATAGAAAACAGCTTCTCTTCTCCAAATATTGGTTTAAGAGCCTTCAAAGCGCCTTCGTCCAGTGCCTTGTTCAAATTTTTCCCAAACCCTTGTTTAAACTCTTCGCCCAGACTACTGAAGTTAGATGCCCCTGCTTCTGTACCCGCTACAAACATGCCCATCATTTTTTCCGCGCTCATCCCCGCCTCTTTGAAAAACGGGGAATACTTCGCAATGGTATCCAGCATATCGCCAGCTTTATCCCCGACTCTGTTGTAGGCCGCAGTGATCAAATCAAGGCCTTTGACCGGGTCTGTGCCCCACTGCTCTTGCATCATTTCCAATGCTTTTGTAACATTGTCCTGATCAAGCTTGCCGTAGGAGATCTTCTCCAAAGCCAGCGCTCCCCCGGCTACCTTTTCGATTTCCTGATCGGTCCCTTCCAACAGCTGCCGGAATCGCCCAAAAGACTCGGTTGCCTCTCGCGGAAATTCAACCAGCCCGGAGGTATACAACCCGTAAACAGACTTGGACATAGCTTTCATTTCCGCATCTGTTGCGCTTACTTTGGCCTGTAGAATGTCTACGGCTTGCTCCATGTCATAGGCTGATGTTGCAGCAGCAGATAAACCAGCAGTTATTATCTGCCCAGCAGTTGAGAGAATACCTCCTAATTCTTTCATTTTAGTGACAGCTTTCTCCATGGACTCTAGGGATTTCGCTGCGTTTGCTCCAGCCTTCCCCGAGTTTTGCAAAGCCCGATCCAAATGGTCGATCTTCTTGCTGTCAACAGAATCAACTGCTTGTTCGAACTGGATTATTTTATTGGCTGCTTTTGCCGCCTCAAGATGAACCTGGGTAAAGGCAACGGACACATTCACAATGGAAATGTGGGTAAAACGACTGATGGTCCTCCCGAAACCAGAAGCTGCATCATCCACTATTTCCAATAAATCAAGGATGCTGTTCAAGCTCTTCATGAAAGAGGAGAGCTGCTTAGGCGTATTTGCCTGTATTTCGAGACTTGTACTGTTTCCCACCGGCTACCTCCTCCTCCCTTTCATACGTCGTCCTTTCGTTCGCTCCATTTTCTCGGCTTGCTCCGCTTTCCTCTCAATCTCCATCGCCGTCGAAACTAAGATGAACTGTCTCTCCCGCTCTGTGAGCTGCATAATCTCGTGCGGGAAAATATTTTTTTCTTGCCAAATATACGAATAGAGAGCCAGCTCAGGGCTCTCTTTTATGAGTTTTTTACCTCTTCCTCTGCCTCCTCGTCGTCGGCAAAATCGCTGATTCGGGCAATGGCCTCGTACAGCGAATCAATCTCACTTGGTCGGAAGATGCAAGGAATGACGTCAACAGCTGCAATTTTGCCGAATTTGGCGAGTACCTGCGGAGAGTCAATGCGGAAGTCGGTACGCTCTGTATCGATGCCGGCAATAATAATCTCCGCCTTCTGACGCAGGTCGTCAAACTCGACTTTGCGCTCCGCTTTGCCCTTTTTGCCCAACACGGATACCTTCAGTGCCGCCTTTCTTGCCTTGAAATATACCTCGCCAGATACGGAGCGGATGGGAAGCGCAACCTCTCTGCGCTTCCACAACCATACATCCTTTACGTGCTCCTGGGTGTCCATACTCAAAAATTCTTCCATCGTCAAAAATTCACTCACGGTTGTTTCCTCCTCTTCCCCTATTTTTAAATAAACTCGTAGTCGTCGACTGTGCCTTCCAGAGTCGTGTCTTCATCCAGCTCGCCATGCCCCCATTTTGCCAAAACGAGGGAGTCGGGAGAAAAGCCAGTAACAGCGACACGATACTTCCCAGCGACCGGATCATTTAGTTCGCCGATAAAATTGACCTTCTTTTCCGGATTAGCGGCGATTTCCTTAATAATTTCCTGGACGTCTGCCGTCCGTTCAAAAGTAGCAGTCATGCTGACCGAAGAAGACAATACGCGGTGACTTTTGCGGAGTCGACCCGCACGCTTGCTTTCTCCTTTTTCAAATTCCTCGGTAAGCTCAAATCCGATGCATTCCGGAAGCTCTTTGCCGTTTTGGTTGTAAAAATGCCCATGGGTACCCGAAAAAGTTGCTGCCATGCCACTTCACCTCAATTCGATTTGTTGTAAATATAGATTTTTTCGAGCGCATCTTGGTGGCGGAAGCCGGCGATAAAATGTCCAGCGTTGCGAGCCGGCGTATAAATGGCGTTATCCCCGTGGTAATCCGGGTCCTCGATGTACTCGTAGTCATCAGCGATTACCTCAAGCATTGCCAGAGGCTTGAACACTTCCCGTTTCATCATCTGACAAAAAGCCGCACGCCGTGCAGGACTGTTGCTATTGGGCTGCTGACGAATCCATTCCTTTCCTGCCTTCTCTTCCGCGTGCAAAATGGTATGGAATGTATCAGCTACTCGGATTTTTCCGTAGTCTTTTGACTGGTTGGGCCCCGGAATCGTCAGCGTGTTTACAGGCTCCTGAATGATCACCCGGTTGTTGTCCGTGTTCAGCATGAGAGCGCCAGCTTGTACCATTTCAATCAAGTCTGTAGCTTCATCCCACTCCACAGTCAGAGACTCAAATGGTGTGATGTACAGAGCCATCGTATAATTGAGCGGCATGGATGCCATGAGTGAGGCAATATAGATAGCAAGCTTGGCACTGTGATAGGTTTTTCCTCTCCAGTGAACCCCGCTCCCCACATTGACAACGGCCATATGGTTGGCATCCGTAGATGCTTTCATGGTCGCCTTCTTGTCTTTATCCCTGTTGCTGTCGCCGCCAAAAACAAACTTGACGTAGTTTCCGATCTCACATTGCTGCTTCGTCCAGTCCTCTGCAGCAGCGTTCAAAGCCGGGTCGGCGATTCCCAATGTAAACACACCGAATTTGCCTTTCTGTGTAGCCAAAGCGTTTTGATAGGCGGTATACTTTGTGGCCTCCACGCTTGTTCCGCTGTTTCCGCCAGACAGGATGACCCCCGCCGTTGGATCAGGCAGCCCATCGGCCAGCTTTTTGAGTACAACAAATTCACTGCCTTGGAAAGCTTCGACCAGCTCGTCGACGGTCCCGCCTGTCTGATTGTCTACCAACTCCGCACCTCGATAAACGAGTACATCGATTTTCGTATGGTCGATGAGATTAGGCTGTACGACAACTTTCAGGCTGTTGCCCAACTCGCCTTTGTGCTTTGCTTCCACCTTCAAAACTTCGGTGGCAGCGCCCTTCAATGTTGCGCTTGCGGCAGCAGCGCTCTCACCAGCCACCCGATAGAGCAAAACTTCTGTCGGATGCGGATCGGACGCCCAAATCAACTCAAATTCTTCCGTCGCACCAAAAATTTTCTGAGCAGAGGCTTTTGTACGGACGGTTACAAACTCCCCGATCGGCCCCCAATGAGCCACGATAGGAAGAGCCAGCTTCCCGCGAATCCCCATTGTTGTCTGCTCTTTGATAAACGACTTTAAAAAAGAGTACACGCCGGACAGCGCTTTTTCTTCTCCCGGTTGATATAGTCCCGCCATTTAAACCGCCTTCCTTTCCTTAAACTTCTGAATCCATTGCTCTGCCTCGGCGACCGTCATCTCCGCCGGTGCATCAAAAAAGGCGGCAATTGCTTCGGTTCGGTTTACCCCAAACTTTTGCTCAGCCACCTTCATGATTTGGTCTTTCGCATACGTTACCGATGCTTGGTCCATGTCAATTTCCTTTGATTTTGCGCGAGCCATACATCTTGTCTCCTTTTCTTAATGTCTCATCGTACCGTCGATGAATCACTTCCAATGGATCGTATTCCATCGGGGTATACGGGATATATGCCGTATACACAAGCTCGATTGATCGGTCAAAGCCATTTGGTTTGTACATCGTCAATCGACATTCCCGCAGAAACCCTACCTGCTGCTTGTCTGCACTGTAGAGCGGGAGGATCCAGCCCCGGTCTGCAAGACTCTGTCTAATCAGCAGAGACACATCCGTAAGCTGTTTATCATCCATTGCCATCAGGACAACATTCATTGTCGCCTTTTCCCGATAGACATCTGCCCTACGTGGTTCCGCGGTGCGCGAGGGCTCCTCGACGATCCACAATGGGCGTTGAAACTCATCTGGAGCCCTGAATGTTTCGGTTGGAATGCCCGTTGCGAGATTCAGCCAGCTGCATACCGAGAATACATCATCGCCCATGTTTCCCACTCGGAACAAACCTCCTTGCTAATTGGTTGAACTTCACTGTTACCAACTCATCCATGGTTGACTGCTCTACGTTGCTTCCCGTATTAACCACCTTTGAAAGCACCACCACCCCATTGAATCGTTATAAGCCAGAAAGCCGGACATCCATGGTAAGAAAACAGAAAAGCCACTCGGATTGATTCCGGGTGGCTTTCCATATTTGCTTACAGTACAAGATTATCATGGGTTTGGGAAAAAGGTTTCTCAGTTCTGTTTCAAAAGTAGATCAAGATTATATCGTCGGTGGGTCGGCTAAAACCGTAGGGAAGCTGCTTTTTATCAAGGAGGAGCAGATGTTTCGCCGAATATCCGACAGGTGGGGCAGTAAAAATTACTGTAAACAGCGGGTCTGTCAAGATTTTTGTGTAAACTCAATCAACCGATATATGAACAGGTTTCATCCCCCTAATTGGGACATCTTTTTCGGAGCCAATAGAGTCAAGGGCGTGAGGCGAAGCGAACCCTTGACGCGTTGGTGGAGAGAAAGATAATCCCTTCGGGGATGAAGCCTTTCATTTGCTAACGGATGTACGGCTGTACCCGATCTTCAAAGAAAACGGATAGCTGTAAGAGAATCTGGCCCCAGTTCTGGACTCGTCCCGTCCATTTTCGCAGAACATCCATGGTTACGAGATATAACATCTTCAAAAGGGCATCGTCTGTGGGAAACATGGCTTTTCCCTTTGTCACCTTTCGAAGCTGTCGATGATAACTCTCGATGACGTTAGTTGTATAGATCAGCTTTCGAATCTCGGGAGGATATTTAAAGAAAGTGGCGATCTCGTCCCAGTTATTCCGCCAGGAACGAACCATCAAGGG